AAAAAGAGGTGGAATGTCTAAATCTGATCTTCAATTTTTGAGAGGTAGCTTATCATCAGTTGTCTCTCCTACTCTTCTTTGGCAAGGACATGTTCTCCGCATGGCAAATGGTCAACCATCTGGGCAACCTTTGACTGTAGAGATTAATAGTATAGTTAATAGCTTACTTATGCGCATGGTCTTCTTCGTTATTATGGATCGTCACTATCCTAGAAAATCACATTCTTCATTTCGAAGCTTAGTTCGTTTAGCTACTTATGGAGATGACAATGTTTTAGGTATTGACAATTCTATTCCACTTTATAATCACACTATGATTCAATCAGTATTTGCTGAATGGGGTATTCAATATACCATGGCAGACAAAAATGCAGATTCAGTTCCTTATCAGAAAATTTCTGAAGTTTCTTTTTTGAAGAGAAAATTTGTTGAACATCCTGACTTAGGAATTGTAGCACCTATTGAATATGATTCTATTGTGAAATGTTTTTATTACTGGGTTCGAACGAAAAATACCCCACTTTCGTTTCCCCAACAGTTTCGCGAAGCTGTTAAATCTCAAGTCCGTGAAGCTTTTTTACACGGCCCAGAATTTTATGATGAGTTCTGCAGAGGCATCCATTTACTTCAAGAAGGTTCTCAAGAGATGAATGAAGAGTTTCAAATCAAATGGAACGGATTTATTCTCCCAACATACGATGAGATGCTTGAAGAATTGAGAGATGACTATAAGTAAACGTTACTACTTTGATTGTAACAGCCGGTTGGAACGGTGCTATTAGCAAATCAATATCCTTAGTGTATTTTGGTTACCGATGAGAGACATATTAGTGGTTTCTTATTAGGCTTCATACATGAAAGACACAGCCTTCGTGCTGATACTCTATTTAGAGTTAGGGACAGTCTCCTAGCTAAACAAATGCAAAGTGGTCTGAGCCGACCATGATGTGAATTTATTTTAGGCTTACTCACACTTACAATAAAAATACGCCTTCTACAATTCAACTTTCCGAAGTAATCCACGCTGGTGTGGATAAGTTGAATCATGTATTCCATAGGTTAACAGGAATTTCATCAAAGTTGACGGAGCAAAACGTACAAGCTAGCAAGCAATGTATTGCACCTGATACTTCAATGATTAATGACAACTTCAATCAATTAAATATCGACTTAGAGACAATTCATGAAAATGATTCTCCATCTCAAGTAGATGTTTTAGAAGAATATTCCTTAAATCCTATCTCTAGTTATGACTCTGATTTTGCGCAGCTGGTAACAGCAGCACGATTTCAATATGCTCGGATTGAGTCACAACTGAGAAGAAATTACGTCGAATCCCAATTAGCTGAAACAATGATTAGCGATTCCCCAACAAGTGAGAAAACA